AGACAGCCGCTCAGTAATCCACGAATCGATCATCTGATTCAACGCCGTCAGCGCGTCCTGCGCCGTCTCGGCTGAAGGCGTTTCGCCTTCTGCGAGGACGCCCAGCAGCCTCAGCGCTCCGTTGATCTGTTCCCCCGCTGTCGTCGTCATCTGGATCGAACCTCTCCCAGCCGTTCTCTTCGTCGTAGGCGGCTTCCAAATCCATGGTAGCAACCTTCACCCCGTGCCGGGGGTGCCGCAGGTAAATTACAGCCATTTTACACCTATGGTAAGGGCCGAGCGGCCCGTAGGCCGCTCGTAGGATTAATTTAAGTGAGAACGGGAAATTCCCATTTGCCGCCCACCGAAGTGAACAGCTTGCCCGCGCCTGTGGCGTTGGTCGTCGTGGCCAGCGAGCCCGCCGGAGCGGTCGTGGTCGTCGAGCCCGCCGTAATGGCTGTGGTCAGGAAGTAAAGACCAGCCGTCGCATTGGAGATGACCGGGCCAGTCGTCGCCGTAGACGTGAACGTGCCAGAGGCAGTCGCCGTCGTCAGAGTTGAACCGGTGATCGTGCTGCCACTGATCGTCGCACCCGTAATGGTTGTACCCGCCACGAGTTCAGGATCAGAGAAAGCGACGCCTACCGCTTTGGTGTTAGGCATTGCGACCTCCTTAGCCGATGCGATAAATCGTAAAGGCCGCGTCGCCGGTCTTACGGAAACGAAACCGGGCCGAAGCCGGGAACGTCGCCGTCTGGGCGTCCGCGACGACCGCGTTGCCGACGATGGTGTTGCCAGCGCCAGCGCCAAACGTCACGTCGTTCTGGGCCGCGTCGCCGAGATTGATGACAACAACATCGAACGCCGAGTTAACCTTCATGCTCGGGAAAGCCGCCGCAATCAACGCGCCCGTTGGGAACGTGTAAGTGCCGGCGTCCGTGCCGCCCGAGTCAACGGTGATGATGCCGTTGGCGAGATTGCCAACAGTAACCGTGACCGTCGCGCCCGTCAGCGCGCTCGGGGCGGGCTGCGGCGTGACAAGCGGCTCCGTCAGCGCGCCAGCGCCGAGCTGATAGCCACCAACGGCGTTCGGGATAAGCGGATCGGGGCCGAGAGTGTCGAGCGGATAAGCAGCGCTCTGCGTAACGGGATCATAAGCAGCCATGATTCATTGCTCCTGAATTAGAGAAAAAGACGGGGCCGAAGCCCCATCTGATTAGCCCCAAAGGCGAACCGCCATCTGCGGACGAATGACGCTGTAGCCATACAGAACGTCAATACGGCAGGGCAGTCGGTCGTTGTTGATGTCATACTGACGGACAACGCGGAGCGAGATACCATTGTGGACCTGACGCGAGGCCATGTCGATACCGTTCGGCATAAGCAGATCGGCCGTCGCGAACGCAATCGCGTCGCGATGATAGATCAGGTTCTGCGGATACTGGGTCGACGGCGAGCCGAGGAAGGTGACGGCCTTGCCGGACTGCGGCAGAGCGTCGACCGTCGCAAGAGCCTGCGAAGCCGAATACATCGCGTTGACCTGCACCGTCGCCGTGGTGGACGCCGTAACGTCAGCCAGAGCAACGAACTGGAACAGCGAGCCGGTTGACTCGCGGGTCTGCGGGTTGACGGCGAAGCAGTCGGCGATGGTGAACACGTCGCCGGCTTTGATGACCGTCGAGCCAAGGCCCGTCAGGACGATGCTGGTCGCGCCTTCCGACGTGACCGACGTGCTGACCGTCACGGTGCCCGTGCGCGAGCCAGTCGTGAACTGCTTGATCGACTGCGACATATTCAGCTCGTCATAGCCGAGAATGCCTTCGCCGAACATGCCGTTCTTGAACTGCTTCGAGATCGCCGAGACCGGGTTGAAGAGGCCCTTCATGCCTTCGATCAGCGCGGCGTTAGCAGCCGGGTTGACCGTCGCATAGCGGGGCGACATGACCGCAGCATTCTCGTTGAGCTTCTGCTGAGCCTGAAGCAGAACGAGCGACGTGGCGGGCGTCGTGCCCGGCGTGCCGACCGAGTTGCCGATGTATTTGAAGGCATTCGCAACGTCGGCGTCGATGGACGCCGCGAGCTGCGAAATACGAGGCTTCAGAACACGTTCGGCGAAATCGTCGAGCTGCATGGTGAGTTCGCCGGTCGTGAAGTTGACGCCGATGTGCTTCTGGCTGGAGACAGTGAGCGTGGTATACTGCTCGTTGTCGTCCTGCACCTGAAGCGCCGCGCCGTCCGTGACCAGCGCGCGGTCGGGCAGACGGATGCGGAGGGTCGAGCCGATCTTAGCGCCTTCAACGGCGAAAGAGTCGTCATACTGGCGGTTGACCGTGCGGGTCAGGACAAGATTATTCTCAAGGATTTCCAAAGCCTTGCGAGTAATCATGTCAATGGTAAGAAGCGAATTAGACATTCCTTATCTCCGGTTCTGCGCTTCCCACTTCTTGATCTGCCGCTGACGTTCCGCTTCAATCCATTCCGACGTTGACATTTCCTTTATGGACCGGGGGTCCGTCGTGTCTCGTCTCGGGCCAGAGTTCGACCGGGTTGCCGTGACAGGCGCAAGAGGCGCTGGCGCGGTTGATGTCCTCTTGACCGGCGGATTGTCGACCAATTTGGCTTCAATCTTACCGATCTCTTTTGCCTGCAAGACGGGCGGCAGACGGAATATACGGCTGGCTTCTTTTGGGTTGGATCCGAGGAAATAGATGACCTCGGGGCCAATATCAGAAGCCTGAATAGCCTGTGCCATAACGTCCGAGACGGGTAGGTTGGGGTTATACGCGACTTGCTCGAAGTCCTCGTACTTATCCCTGACTTCCTCTTCACGGTCACGATAGGCTTCAATGATCTCGGCCTGTTGCCTTGCGGCCTCGCGCTGAGCCAACAGATCCCGCGCCTTCTGCTCCGCCAATGCTTCCGCATATTGGTGAGCCGACTCGAAATCGTTGGGGTCCGCAGGAGGTGCGACAGGTTGTCTGACCTGTTGCTCCGCAAGCCGCTGGGCCTGCTCACGTTCCCATTTCCGCTGTTCTCTTGCAAGGCGCTTGCTTACAATGGCGTCCAGCTCTTCCTGAGTGAACGATTTTGTAGGCTGCTGTTCCTCCGGCGTCTCTACAGCGGTCTCCGGTGCTGCCGTGGCTTCCGGTTCCGGCGCGGGGCTGATCTCCGCTACAGCCTGTTCGTCATCTGTCATTTACCTAGCTTTCCGGCCAGTCGGTTTACAAATACTACGTCTATTCAGACGCAGCGTCAACATCCGGCAACAATGTGCCGAAATTACCTACCCAGCGGTTCTCGCCGGAATGACCACAGTTGATAGTCGGGTCTATATAGATTCTGCCGCCGAGATCAATCCAACGCTGGCAAAATACAATATCTTCCGACCACAATTCGCCATCGACGACTTTTACGTCAAACACCATACGGATCGGTTCGGGCTTGCGCGGCTCGCGATATTTAGACGACGCATCCCAGATCTTCTCGATAGCGTCGCGGCGGATACGCATAAAGCCCGTCGCCGCGCCTTCAACGGAAATCAATCCGTTTTCTTCGGCAGTCAGACCATTACGCGCTTTGACGCTGTAATCATGCACCGTCAAAGATTTCTTAATGATTGGCGCGGCCACAATGTCAACGTCATGCTCCAACAAACGAAAAAAGTCCGCCGGATTCCAATCAACATCGCAGTCGATGAACACAAGATCGTCGACCTTGCTGTCATACGCCACTTTGAATATGTCGTTGCGGGCGCGCTGCACAAGCGCGTCATAGGACATATAGAGAGCGACAACATTGATGTCTTTGGTCAGGCCAATTTTGGACGTTTCCGCCAGAGCGGTCGCGTGCCATACATTGACCTTGCCATCATAAGAAGGCGCAGCAACCAGGACTGTCCGCATTACTCAGCCGCCTGATTAACCGGCCACGGCAGCGGCGGCGAGATCGGATTGTTGGCGCTTGCTTGTTCTATCTGCCAAGCAATATCACCGGCAATTCCGGCTTCCATTTCGGCCTGTAATTCAGACGGAATTGTCAGCCAACCAAGAACCTGTGCTTCGGTCAGTTCGTTGAACGGCGTGAACGGCGAGCCGGCGGCATAGGTGACTTCCTGAATGCCGTTACGCGACGAGCCAACGCCATCCGCGTTTACGCCGCGATATGACCAACTGACCTTGAATACTACGTCCGACTGCGATTCATAAGTCGGATAGCATTCAAGCTGATTTACGCTGTATTTGTAAGTAATGCTCATTTTACCCTCGTTTTAAGCTCCTCGACCTGCGCCGAGAGTTCTTTAATGGCGTTCACAAGAACCGCCGTCATATAAGCATCGTTGTATTTAAGGTTTGCCGGGTCGTCTACGTTAATAATTACCGGACTATCTCCTTCGAGCGAAAGAATGTCTTGCGCCGGGAAGCCATAACGAACGGGGCCGTGCGGCGTATCGTCTTCGCGCGATTTTTTGAACTGGTATTTTATAGGACTGAGCTTGTTTACGAACGCAAGTCCATGCGGAACATTACCCAATACATTCTTGTCACGAACGTCAGACGTGACAGTCCACGCAACGCGAATGTTTGCGTTGGTAATGTTCTGATTTCCTATAACTACATAGTTACTGGCGGTGCTAATATTGCCATTAGCATCCGTGCCTGCGCCGTTTCCTATACAGACGTTGTTTGAGCCAGTGGTTATATTGTAGCCAGCCTGATAACCTACGCCTGTGTTGTTAGCGCCTGTTGTATTATTATATAGCGTTTGATAACCCAAAGCAGTGTGAAAAGAAGCGGTGTTAAATCTTAGCGATTCCTGTCCAAGAGAAGAATTGTTATTTCCGTTTGATAAATAGTTAGATACAAAACCTATGCAAGTATTGTTTGACCCGCTTGTATTACTATACATTGCGCCGCCGCCAATCGCGACGTTGGTTGTGCCAACAGTATTAGACTGCAAGCAACCGCCATGGAACCCGCCGCGCGCTGCCCCTACAGCGACGTTGCTGACGCCGGTAGTGTTCGCCTCCATTGCGCCGTTGCCGATAGCTACGTTGGCGGAGCCAGTAGTATTAAGACGGAGAGCCGCTGCGCCTAGAGCCGTAAGTTCAGTCCCTACGGTGTTTGTAGCGACTGACTGAAATCCAACGGCTGTATTGGCCGTTCCTGTCGTATTACTAACAAGGGCCTGAAAGCCAACCGCTGTAGCGTTTGATGCAATATTAGCGTATAAGGCTTGGAAGCCCAGTGCAGTTATATTGCTAACGGACGCAAGCGCGCCGTTGCCGAATCCTCCTGCGAGGTTCCCCATAACTACGTTATTTGAACCCGTCTGGTTCCAATAAAGAGCGCCGTTGCCAACAATAGCGTTTTCGCCACCCGTGGTAATGGCAATGCCCGCACCTTGTC